CACGCCAAGCGTGGCTTTAGCTATGGAGACTCAGACGCTTTGGCCGAAGTTAAGTCATGGATGGAACACCAGGCTTACTACCTTACTGAAGCAACCGTGGAGCTTGCGAAAGAACGCGGCCGTTGTAAGGATAGCGACAAGACGTGGTATGGAAGAGGTGTATTCCCCTGGGAACGTCGTAGTGCCGGTGTCAATGAGCTTACAGATTTTACTCCTGAACTGAACTGGGAAGGCCTACGTGCTGAAATGCGTAGCTACGGTGTGCGTAATGCTACACTAATGGCCATTGCTCCGGTTGAGTCTAGCTCTGTTGTTATTAATTCGACCAACGGCATTGAAATGCCTATGAGCCTAATCACTGTCAAAGAATCAAAGGCAGGGTCATTGACGCAGGTTGTACCCGAGTATCACAAATTAAAAAACAAGTATCAATTAATGTGGGCACAGAAAGACTGTGATGGTTATTTGAAAACTGCGGCTGTGTTAGCAGCCTATGTTGACCAATCAATCTCTACCAACACATTCTACAATCCAGCACACTTCCCAGATCGTAAGGTTCCTACTACGTTGATTGCTAAGAATCTAATGCAGGCACACTTCTGGGGATTGAAGACATTCTACTACAGCTTGATCAACAAGCAAGGTAGCAAACAAAAAGACGAAGCTCTTGTAGACTTGCCTCACAACATTGAAATGTTGGATGAGGACGACTGCGAAGCATGCAAACTTTAAGGACACAAATGAAAAAACGAAATTACACACCGGAAACAGTTCGTAGACTACAAGGTAGTTTACAAGTTGAACATACTCTAGCAAAACGTGGAGCACATAAACTACGTGAACTGTTAGCAAACGAACCATATATCAACACACTGGGTGCATACAACGGACAGATGGCTGTACAACATGCCAAAGCAGGATTGAAAGCAATCTATCTATCGGGTTGGCAAGTAGCAGCCGCAAACAACACACAAAACACAACATACCCAGACCAGAGTCTATACCCAGTAGATTCGGTACCCAAGGTTGTCAAAGGCATCAACAATGCTTTCCGACGTGCTGATCAAATTGAACATTCAGAAGGCAATGTTACAACAGATTACTTCTTGCCAATCGTTGCCGATGCTGAAGCCGGCTTTGGTGGTGCATTGAATGCCTACGAGTTAATGTCGCACATGATCGAAGCAGGTGCTGCAGGCGTTCACTTTGAGGACCAGTTGGCCTCAGAAAAGAAATGCGGTCACTTGGGTGGCAAGGTATTGGTACCCACAAGCCAAATGATTCGCACATTAAACGCTGCTCGCTTGGCTGCTGATGTAGCAGGAGTAGACACAGTTATCATGGCTCGCACAGACGCAGAAGCCGCAACACTGATCACATCAGATCATGACCCACTAGACAAGGACTTTGTTATCAATGAACGCACTGAAGAAGGCTTTTACAAATTTAAAAATGGCATTGATGCTTGTATTAGCCGAGGTCTTGCTTATGCCCCTTACGCTGATCTCTTATGGTTCGAAACTTCAACGCCAGATATCGCACAAGCTAGAAAGTTTGCGGATGCCATCCATGCTCAGTATCCTGATCAAATGCTTGCTTATAATTGCAGCCCTAGTTTTAATTGGCGTAAGTTTTTGAGCGAAGATGAATGTGAGACATTCCAGCGTGAACTAGGTTTGTTAGGTTATAAGTTCCAGTTCATTACACTTGCAGGCTTTCATAGTGTAAACTTAGCTACATTCGAATTAGCAGAAGCATATAAACAACGTGGCATGGCTGGTTACTCAGAAATGCAACAACGTGAGTTTGCCGCACAAGACCGTGGCTTTACCACAGTCAAGCATCAGCGTGAAGTTGGTGTTGGATACTTTGACTTGATCTCAGAAGCAGTGGGTGCTACTTCAACTGTTGCTAACAAAGGTTCAACAGAAGCGGACCAGTTTCATTGATGAGAAAGTTTTGGAGATTATGGGCCAAGGCACTGGGCGAAAAAGCCGGTGCCACTAAGCAAGAAGCAGATGTTGTTGCTGTGATTAGAACAGTTATCTTGCTAAGTTACATAATAACCAACGCTTTCATTGTAGCCGGAGTAATAAGACATTGGTAACAACAAACAATTATCCTGCTTGGCACAATGGTAAATTTTGCCAACAGGACAGCCTAAGCATCTCTGTCCATGATTTTGGACTGTTGCGATCTTACGGCGTTTATGATGTTGTTACTGTTAAAAACAATCGTGCCCTGTCACTTGATCAACATCTAAACCGATTCCTATCAGGTTGCAAATACTATCGCATTGATATACAATATAGTGCTAGCGATATTATGAATGTAATCAAGGAACTAAATCAGCAATGCAATGAAGATATCCACGTTTGGTTAATAGCCACTCGTGGTATACCTGCTTCTAATGGTATAAGTGATATTATTCAGACTACTCCTGAAGTTATGCTAATGGTTAGCCCTTATACAAGAGTTAACCAAGGTTGGCCGATGAAGTTGGGTGTAGCCAGAACAGTCAAACGCATTCCAGATGAAAGTATTAACCAGTGCTACAAAAACTTTGCAAGACAAGATTTTACAATGGCACAGATCGAAGTTATATTAGATCGTGGATTCCATAATGCTATATTGTTAGATAGCAATGGTTATCTAACGGAAGGGCCGCAGTTTAATATTGCAATTATCAAAGACGGGCAAGTGTTATCGCCTGCACAAAATAGATTGGCAGGTGTTACTATGGAAACTGTTAGACTCTTATGCGAAGAAAACAATATTGTATTCAAATATAGCAACATAACTGAAAGTGTGTTACGACAAGCTGATGATGCGTTTGCAACAACTACAGCAGGTGGAATTATACCCATTGCCGCAGTTGACGATAAACAATTTATTAAGACACCGTTGCAAGATACATTGAGAAGTCTATACGCACAAGCGTGGACGCAGGATCAATACTCCACAAGGATATAAAATGAGTAAACAACAATACAACTTAAAAACAAAAACAGACTATCTACATCGCAAGATGTTTTTAGACCCAGCGGGCCCAGTTACAGTTCAACGCTTTGAAGAAGTGAAATATAACAAGCTGGCCAAGTTTGAACAAGAGGCACGTGGCTTCTTTTGGGTGCCTGAAGAAATCTCCTTGACCAAAGACGCACAAGACTTCAAGGATTCTTCAGACACAGTTCGTCATATCTTTACTTCGAATCTACTGCGTCAAACAGCATTGGACAGTTTGCAAGGTCGAGGCCCGAGTCAAATCTTTACGCCTGTGTGCTCAATACCTGAACTTGAAGCTCTAATGTATAACTGGAGTTTCTTTGAAACCAACATTCACAGTCGCAGTTACAGCCACATCATCCGTAACATCTACAACGTGCCCAAGGATGTGTTCAACACAATCCATGACACACAAGAGATTGTAGACATGGCATCCAGTGTTGGAGATTACTATGATGATCTCCACAAGTTTAACTGCATCAAGGAAACAGACGGCGATCCAAATAACTCGCCAGAAGAAGGCCACATTCGAGCAATTTGGTTAGCACTACACGCAAGTTATGCATTGGAAGCATTCCGTTTCATGGTATCATTTGCTACATCACTAGCAATGGTTGAAAACAAAATCTTCATTGGTAACGGCAACATCATTGGTTTAATCTTACAAGACGAAATTCTGCACAAAGAATGGACTGCCTGGATTATCAATCAAGTTGTCAAAGAAGATCCACGCTTTGCTAAGGCCAAAGCAGAGTGCGAAGCAGAAGTGTATCAGATTTACATGGATGTCATACGTGAAGAAAAAGCCTGGGCAGACTACCTGTTTAACAAAGGACCTGTGATCGGTCTTAACGCACAGATTCTAAAAGACTTTGTGGACTTCACAGCATTCAATGCACTGAAAGAAATCGGCATCAAGTACACAGCAGATCATCCACGTTCCACACCAATCCCTTGGTTCAACAAACATGTTGATGTTTCAAAGAAGCAAACAGCGTTGCAAGAAAACGAATCAACTAACTATGTTATTGGTGTTATGAGTGACAGTTTAGACTATGAGGAGTTACCAGAGCTATGATCAACGATGACTGGTTCGATGGTGGATTTGTAACATACAAGCACCCAACACCTATTAGTTACGAAACTGCAACCGATAATGGTACAGTAGACACACTGGAAGGTCCTGTCGCCTACACAGTGGGTCACAAGATTATCACTGGACCCAAGGGTGAAAAGTATCCTGTGAGTCCTATCAAATTTGCTGAATACTACGTTGACAATGGCGATGGCACAGCTACACCTAAGCATATTTACAAAGTTGCCAAACTTGCTGACCACGACGGTGTTGTTCGAGCGTCATGGGGCAACTTAGAATACACACGCGGCAATGATTACATTGTCAAACACGGCCCTGGCGATTATGGTGTTGTTAAAAAAGACATCTTCGCCAAGACGTATCACTTACCAACACAAGGAAAATAAAAATGAAAGCGATTATCTGGAGCAAGTATCACTGCCCTTACTGCGATCAAGCAAAAGCATTGTTGAAGCAAAAAGGCATCCAATTTGAAGAGAAAAAGATTGGCGATGGTTACACCAAGGAAGAATTATTAGAAGCGGTTCCAAACGCTCGCACAGTACCACAGATTTTCTTAGATGGAGAACTAGTGGGTGGGTTTACAGAACTCAAAGCAAAACTAACAGAAAGCGTATAATGGAAGTAGGAAAAGTTTACACATTTAAACTCAACTCAGGCGAAGAATTAATTGCCAAAGTTGTTGCCGCACCGCACAATGCAGGGCACGTTAACATTGAAGACCCGGTTAGCGTAGCACCGGGGCAACATGGCATGGGGTTAGTGCCTAGTCTGTTTACCGCAGATCCAGGTCAAGCAGCCCAACTAAATATGAGTTGTGTTGCAATTCATGCTATTACAGATGAAAATGTACGCATGAAATACATTGAAGCAACAACTGGTATCAAAGTACCAGACAAGAAAATTTTAGTAGGATAATATGCCAGGAGTACAGCGGGACGGTGATCAAAACACAGGCGGTGGCGCAGCACAAGGCGGTGTGTCTTCGGTGCGAATCAACGGTAAACCTGTGATGATTCCTGGTCAAGCAGTTACTCCTCATCCACCCTACGGTAACAAAGGCAGAAAAACAAACCACAACGATGGCAGTCAAAAAACAGCAGGTGGGGTAGGCAGTGTAAGAGCTGGCGGCCAACCTATTGTGGTAGACGGCGACGCAGATACTTGTGGACATGCAAGAACCGGTGGCTCCGGTGATGTTAGGGCAGGATAATGGCACAAGGATTATTGACACCGTTACAGTTAGAAGCCGCGGCAGCGTTGTTGAACAACACTGGCATCCTGCCTTTGCCCACAGCGTTAACCACAGCACTGACTTCATTTAATAGCGGAACACCTGTTGCTAATTTCTTAACAGCAGTCAGTACATACACAGCACAATCATTTGCCACAGCATCTACTCTAGCATCATTGTTGACCATTGGCAATACAACCATCCCTGCCTTGGGCGACAGCATACCCTCAGCAGATACTAACCTCACTCCAGTGTCCACAAGCCCAGCTGGGTTCTCAGGATTGATTGCACAAACTGGTAATGCCTACTTAGGTGCCGGAAGTGCTGGCCAATTTGCACTGGGCTTCATGGCAGTACAAGGTTGGATCAACTCAACCAACACATACATCAATTCAGCAGTAAATGCACAGACTTATCTTGGTCCTACATTTACCAACATGAACGCACTGGTTACAAATCAAATCAGTGAGATCAATCCCAACTTTGACGGATTTGGTACAGACCTTGCTAACCAAGGCAACTTAGTTAACTTAGCAAATCTTCCTTTGTATGGCACACCAGCCGGTCTCCTACAACAAATTGCAGCCGTGTCCGGAGTCTCAGGCGGATTTCCTGATATCATACAAGAACCATTGTTGGCTGCAGGACTTACTGCTGCCAACATCAAAACATTGTTAACAGGACAAAATACTGTAACAGTGAGTGAATTCAATGCACTTCAACGTTTGGCATACAGCGGGCTAGCAGGCGTGCAAGGGGCAGCATTGACACAAGTATTAAGTATACTTGATGTTACAACACCGGGCATTACTAGTCTAGCTGACCTGCTGGACATGACCAAGGTGTTTCCTAACAGTTACACTACCATGCAAACACCTACGCCCAACGGCCCTGTGCCAATATTTGGAGTAGGCAATAGTGTAAACATGAACATTGTTGACAACGTAAACATTTACTTGCCACAAGAAACAGGATGCGATGAATTGGCCAAGGTAATACCGCCTGCTATTGCTGTTTCTAACAAGGCCATGCAAACTAGCTTGCAACAAGTCACAGGAATTGCAGATAGTACGTTGTCACAGTTAGCCGAAACGGTAAAAGGATTTTGCACAGATCCTTGGGACATTACACAAACATACTTTGCCAATGACTGTGTTGCCAATGGAGCACCTATTCCGACATTCTATCGTGCTCAACAAGATGTTCCTGCCGGCATCAATATAAACAACACAGCGTACTGGTTGCCAACAACGCTTGGCGGACTTAACACAATGAGTGGACTGCCACTGATTGAAGCACAGACAACTCCTATATCGAGCAGTACTGCTAGTTTCTTTGCCAACACAATGGCCACAGGTTCGGGACCCAATGGCACCATCACTACCTGCGATGTAATTGGCACAGCAATCAACTACAGTAACATATCTGCACAACTGAACATTGCCACTGCTGCCATGGCCAACATTGCTACCTTGGATGCCAGCAACATTGGCAACATTAATTCAGCCTATGCTGCTATCACCGCGGCAGCAAATGATGCGGCAGTGATCGCCAACATTGCCAAAGCCGCAGGCAACATCACAAACGTTTACAACAATGCCAATGCGGCAGTGGCGGCCAATGTCACAGCATTGAACTCTGCGTTTTCTACAATTGGCAATATATTGAATACAGAAAAAGGTTACCAGAATCAAGCCGGCGTTGATTACTTTAACCTGCCAACCGGCGAAACAACCACTGTAATGTCTTTTGTACAACAATTGCCAACCTATGGTACACAGACTGCTGCCGGAGGCCCTGCTTACTTTATTGAGCAAGTTGCTAACACATCAATCATTGGTGGTCAAGCAATTGTGGGTTGTTTGCGAGAAGGGCAAAACCAACAGCGTTTGGGAGATGCAAACTTAGGGCTAACTTATACCCCAAGCACCGCCCCTGCTGTGACTCCTGTGCCCGTGGTAACCCCTGTGTACTAAAAAGTACTACTTTAGTACTACAAAACCCGCCAGTTTGTGCGGGTTTTATTTTGGTTGACCAATAATGCTCGATTTGCTATAATATTGACATAGCGTAACAAAACAGGAGCCCAAATGGACATCAAAGCAATCAACTCTGCAATCATGTTTGGCAATCTAACCAATGCTGATATCAACTCAATTGTTGATGCCATTAAGTATGCTCGAGCTCAACGTGCCAAGGCCCAAGCTCGTGCTTTGCGACCAGGTGATCAGGTGCGTTTTACTAGTCGTGGTAATACTTTCTTTGGCACAATTGAACGTATCAAGATTAAAAATGCAATGGTCAAGGTTGGCAACTTTAGTCGCTACAATGTTCCACTCAACATGTTGGAGGCAGCATGAGTTTCCGTACCTGGTGCCGCGAAATGTGGTACGAGCATGTTGAAGAATCTCGTGTCTGGGAAGGGGTAGAACCAACAGGCACCGCAAAAGAATACTTCTCCAAATACAAATACTGGCTTAAACGTGAATACCGTCATCAACAAGGAGCAAAATAATGGGTCTCGACATGTATGCCTACGTGGCACAAAAAGCAGGTCAACAAAGTGAGTTTTATGAAACTGGCACATTTGATGAAAAAGCTGGCGAGTATGTAAACCCCAATGTAAGTCAGCCACGTGAGATTGCTTACTGGCGTAAGCATCCTAACCTGCATGGTTGGATGGAACAGTTGTGGCTTCGCAAGGGAGGTAGCAACGAAGATGCAGAGTGGGGCACTAACTTCAATGGCGTTGAACTAGAACTTACTGCCGAAGACCTTGACGAACTCGAACGTGCAGTAACACATGGCCAACTGCCAGAAACAACCGGTTTCTTTTTTGGCAATCCCGCAGATGATCACTATCGCGAAAGTGACTTGCAGTTTATTAAGAACGCTAGAGCAGAGTTGTTCTTTGGCTTAAAAGTGTTTTATAATTCCAGCTGGTAAGGCAGTAAATATGATTGACTATACAGAAGAAAGATTTGAGGGCGTTGTGAGTGCCGGTTGGATCCGAGATTTGGAATCGAGTGACAGCCGAATCCACAAAGAAAAAGTTATTGAAAAAGCTCTCATGGCCGCAAAGCTGGGCTCAGCAGATGCCCAGGCTTTCTTGTTTAACTGCTACCAAGCCTACAATCCTTACTACACATTTCACATCAAACAAGTTAATGAAGTGTCGGGACACCGAGATCGTCCCAATGCTTGGCCTAAGTTTTGGGCGTTGCTCGAATCACTTCGCACTCGTTCACTTACAGGCAACAATGCACGACTGGCAATTATTGATTGTGCTCGTGAGTTCGACGACGATGAGTGGAACTTGGTATGCCGACGAGTGCTGATCAAGGACCTGCGTTGCGGCATCTCCGAAAAGACACTGAACAAAGTTCTTAAGAACACAGACTGGGTGATCCCTACATTTACTTGCCAGCTGGCACAAGACAGCACAGACCAACCTAAAAAACTCACAGGCATCAAACGCCTTGAGCCTAAACTAGATGGTGTGCGTGTGCTAGCAGTTGTGCAAGGTATGAACATTAGTTTGTTCAGTCGCAACGGCAAAGAGTTCCATAACTTTCCAGAGATCGCTCGTGCTATTCATTTGAACCGTGCGGTGTTTCAACGCAATCTTGGATCAGGCGGGCGTTTTGTTTTAGACGGCGAAGTTGTAGGTGAGAGTTTCCAAAAGCTCATGAAGCAAGCTCAACGCAAAAGTGACGTTGAAACTTCAAACATGGTTTACAACATCTTTGACATTATCCCGCTGGACGACTTCCAACGTGGGTACTGGAACGCTCAACAATACAAGCGTTTTGATATTTTGGATCAAGCCAAAGGTATTATCAACGAAGAGAATACTGTTATCCAAATTGTAAGTGGATTAGAAGTAGATTTGGACACAGCTGAAGGACATGATATCATGCATCGCTATGCTGAAGATTGTGTGGCTGAAGGTTTCGAAGGCATCATGATCAAATCTGTGGATGCCCCGTATGTGTGCAAACGAGCAGACTACTGGATGAAATGGAAGCCTACAATCACTGTGGATCTCAATATTGTGGGTTTTGAACAAGGAACTGGTCGCAATGAAGGGCGACTGGGTGCTATAATTTGCGAAGGAGAAGACAATGGTCGAAATATTCGTGTTAATGTTGGCAGTGGGTTTAGCGATGGTAATCGCGATGAGTATTGGCTCGCCCGCAATGACTTACTTGGTCACCTTGTGGAGGTGCAAGCAGACGCAGTCACACAAAACCAAGACGGAACATACAGTCTCCGATTCCCAAGGTTCTTGAGATTCCGTGATTTTGAAGCAGGAGATAAAGTATGATCGTAATTGCAATGATTGTCACTGCTGTGATTTTCTTTGTAGCAGGCATGCACTGGGCAACCTGGGATCAAAATCGCGATGACCCTGAAGCTTATCGAAGCTGGTGGTGGGCCTTGGCGTTGTTTTTAATTGGTGTTTGGAACATGATTAGCCTTGTGGGCATGGCATCACGGGTATGAAAGAAACTTTCTACAAAAAGGTTGGACGCAGGTATGTGCCTGTGTATGAATATGACCAGACACTGATGGACTCATTTCCAAAAGGTAGCCATCTTGTGATAACTTATCCTGGTGGGCAAAGTCGTAGATTCAACATTGACCCTAACCATGCGGCACTGATTGCCGCAGGACGTGTGGCTGAAGATGCTATGACTGATGCTATTCGCAAGGCAAGTGAAATGCGCCCACCGAGAGCTCAAATGACACAGCAACAACGAGATGCCTGGGAAAATTTGATTATAGAGTTTGGCGACGAAGCCAGATCACTTTCAACTAATAGTGCTCGCGATGTTGCTGAAGCAGGATTAAAAGCCCTTGAAGAAGAAGCGGCTAAATTAATGACACACGAAAGTGTAAAAAACGCATACGAACAATTCCTGTTGGTATGCAAATTAACCAAGGAGAAAACTTAATGTTTGCAACAACAGTAGAAGAATACCGCGATGCCTCTGCGGTCAATCAAGCAATGGGGCGAGTTTATTTTCACATGATGTGTGCAGTATTGGTATCGATGTTTGTGAGCGCCTTTGTTGGCACCAACACTGAATTGGTACAGTTTTTCTTCACAGGCATTATGAAGTGGGTTGTAATCTTTGCACCCTTGGTGGCTGTGTTTATTATCACACCTGTGTTAGCAAGTGATCCGCCTGCTCCGGTAGCAGTAGCAGCCTTGCATGGATTTGCGGCACTGATGGGCCTGAGCTTTGCGACCATCTTTGTGATCTACACACTAGGTTCAATCTTTACTGCCTTCATGGGTGCGGCTGTGTTGTTTGGCACAATGTCGGGCTATGGATACTTTACAAAACAAAATCTTGACTCAGTGGGCAAGTATGCGTTTGTTGCTTTGATCGCCATCTGCATTGCCAGTATTATTAATATTTTTATTGGCAGCACCGTGATGCAGATGGTGATCTCCGCAATTGCGATCATTGTGTTCCTTGCACTTACTGCATATGACACACAACAAATCCGTGAAATGGTATCTGACAACAGTGCCACAGTGGCAGACGAAGTATCCGGTGCATTGACTTTGTATTTGGATTTTATTAACATCTTTATTAGCTTGCTTCAATTGTTTGGGGTAATGAACAAGGACGATTAATGTATATTTCGTCTAGGAACCGCGACATACAATTACCTTGGGAACCAGGATTGTTGGAGTGGTTGCAAGAGCATTATCCAGCATCGGGCTATTACATTGTAGAGGATTAAAATGGCAACAACCAAAGAACATGAACATCTTATTGAAGTTCTAAAATTCACACCACGCACTTACAAGATTAGAATCTGGGGCTACGGTGGCGAGGATGGAATGGGCACAGTGGATCGCAAAGTCTATGATTACTTTCGTCGTCGTAGATTGGATGTTTCGGAGTATGCGTGGGATAGTGATTATGCCGATGCAAATAATATTCCCGAAGACATGCAACCATTTTATCCGGGTCAATGGCACGATGCTGATGACATGGGCCATTGCTGGGGTGTAGATCGTAGTGCCGGTACGCTACAAATCGAAGATGAAAACGGCGAAGTTGTGTATGAAAAGTCACTGGAGGATATCTCAGGATGGGGCGAGGATGACGAAAATCCTGATCCAGAATGGCACGGTGGCGACGAGATCTGGATTGACATGAAAGAGCCTGGCACAGTGGTATTCATTGGCACAAGTTCAGAAAAGGGCACGTTCTTTGAAGGCGAGTTGGAACTCAAAGCACCATTCAATCCAGGCAAGATCGCATTGATCTATGACGAGATCGACGGCAACGAAATCATTACCGGTGTAAAATACAACGACGAAGACGTTGAAAACTGGGGCGGCGACACCAACGGCAAAGGGTCCGATCATGCGTTTTACATTGCTGGCTCAAACAAACAGGATGGCAAAGGCTATGAACGCTATCGCAACATGGACGATATCAATTACACCATGACAGACTGGTTCCCTAAAAAAATTAAACCAGTGCGCGAAGGTGACTACGAGATCCGAACACCGGGTAAGAATGGTTATACACATCGTGCTCGTTGGAATGGCACAGATTGGTACAACACTTGGAATGGTGAAGAAACTGTTAAAA